AGATAGGGGATGTCCGGGTCGACGTTAATGCCCGAATTCAGGATGGACCCAGCGAAAACTCGCCACTCGTCGGAATTGGCCGGGTCCCATATGAGGGCGTGCCGGCCGCCGTCGAGTCCGTCGTAAACGTAGGCCTCTGTGGGAGTGCCTGAGAATTCCACGACCGCTACAACGGTGTTCGGCTGCGTTAAGGCGGCGCCGTAGGTGGCGGTTGCCATTGCGTCAGTTACGAACAGCACTGACGGGTTCCCGTTTACGCCGGCGTTGGCCTTATACACTGGCCGCCGGCCTGCCGTCCCTTGTGTCAGGTCCACGCCCAGGTCGCCCTCGTCGGGCCATGTGGCCACAGGGTCGCCGTCGTCGAGGGCTAGCTCGGACGCGCGGAATCGCTGCGCGGGATCGGCGGGGATCGGCATTAGGCGTCCCGAATGTAGTCGGCGTAAAGGTATGTCGGCGCGCTGGCCGACGCAATCGCGGTCAGGTTGCCGCTGCCGGCGAATTCCTCCAGGGTGAATACGAGGGTTTTATCCTCTGTGGCGTCAGCTTCGTATTCGACCTCTAAATGGCTGCGCGGAGTCCGGCCGGTGAGTGCCAGGTCCCACACAACATCCATGAGCACGTTCCCACTAACAGAGTCCTCGCGGATTCTCAGGCGCGCGTCGTCGGCGGCGACCGTCGAGGATAGGCGGCCGTCCCAGGTGACTTTGTATATGCGTCCAGCGACGACGGGGGCCACCACGGTGTCGATGACGGCCTCTGTGGTGACGGTGCTCGACGTTGAGGTACGCGGTGTCATGCTTGCGATGCGCTGTCCGGGGACCTTCCCGGCGATGACCGTTTCCCCTGCCAGTACCATGTCGCTCCCTCATAGTCCGTATCGGGCTGCATTCCACAGCCGCACCGGCGTACCGGGGTCGTGTCCTTTCACGACCCCGTTCACGGACCGTGTGACCGTAAAGGATTGCTCAAGTGGGCCGCCGCCGGTGCCGGTGATGTCGGTTACGGTCATGCGTTCCCCGCCGACGTAAATGTCGAATGGGAATTCGTCGTCGTCTTGTGTCCACGGCGGCCCGATCAGCGTTTCGAATGTGATCGTGGTTTGTGTCGTGGTGATGGCGGAAAAGTCGAGTGGGCGGATGGTGCCGGCGGTGTCGTATTTCGATGGGTCGTCGCCCACGGTGTCGCCGTAGATGCCCACCCGGTACGGCGCGGCGGGCGCGGTGACTAGTTCGATGTCGCGCATGTGGGACTCAAGGGTTTCTATGGTGCCCACCACGAGCACGTCCACGTCATCGGGTGGCAGCCACGACGGCAGGTCTGTGATCCGCACCATGGCGCCCAGGTCGAGGGCGGCGATGTCCGCGGCGATGCCTGGCACGGCGTTGAGCCGGAACGGCAGCCGCGGGTAGCGGGCTTCGTCTACGGTGCCCAGCCCGAGCAGCCAGCCGGCGTGATCGGCCAGGAACCTGTCGCCGGCGGCGTTCACTGTGACGGACGTGTCATATGTGCCCACCCCGTCCGGCGGGTCCGCCGTGGACAGCGCGCCGGTTTCTAGGACCGCGCGCCCTTCGCCACTGTTGGGGCGTTTCGCGGTGACGTCGTTTCGGGTGAAACGGTCATCGTCGACGGGTTCCGGAAGCCCGTGGAACACCTTTGCGGAGTAGTCCGCTGTCAGGTCCGGCGTCCCGTTGTAAAGGTCTGTGCGGGTGCGATATTCGAGCCCGAGCGCATCCCGCGATTCGTACAGGATGCCGTGGTCGGTGTCCGCGGCCTCCTGCAGCAGTTCGAGCGGCGGGCGCGGCGCCTGCGGACCCATCGGCGCGGTGTCGTCCAGGTCGCCCACGGCCACAAACGGGATCCCCTGCTCGTCGCACAACCGTTCGATGCGGCGGCCCGCGGCCTCCCCGGTGTGCCCGAACGCCGCGCTGACGCTATCGGCTAGGGCCGGCGGGTCCGTCCACACGGCCATGTGCCCGAACACGAGCGGCACGGACACGGTGGTTGAGACTGTGACCGCGACCAGGTGGACGGGTCCGAGGGTTTCGCTGGCGTCTGTGGTGGACAGCACCAGGGCGCCGTCGATCCACACCTGGTAGTCGATGGCGGACCCGTCCTGTGTGGCGGTCAGGCGCACGTGGTGCGGGTTGTCATCCCATAGTGAGGCATCCACGGCCGCCGTTGCCAGCGTCGAAAATCCGATGTCGATGGCGACCTCGCCGCTGTCCTGGTCGAATCGGAGGATCGTGTACACGTCGGGGTCGCTGGCGCCGCCCTCATTCCAGACGGCGCTCATAAGGGTGCCGCCTACCGTGGGCGGGTCGGAGCTCCCACCCGAGCGGATCATCTCCACCGTCCACGTGTCAGTGAAGCCACTCATGGCGACATCGGCGGTGAACACCCCGGCCAGTTCCTCATTGGGGCGGGCCGCCGGCGGCAGCCAGTCGGCCAGCTTCCCCTGGCCCCAAACCTGTGGAGACGTGCCGCCGCGCGGGAGTCGCATACCGGACCCGGCGCCGGCTTCTAGTCGCGCTTGTATCGTCTGCGGGCCGTCCTCGAGCGGCCAGTACGCTGCCGGCGACGTGGTGGGCAGGTAACGCCGCGGCGCCGAGGGCGCGGGGGCGTTGCCCTGGCCCAGCCGGCGCATGATGCCGGCGACCTCTAGCGGTGCGTAAACGTCCTTACCTGGCGCATCCCAGCGGGTCGGCCAGGAGGCGACCTCCCCCACCAGGCGGGTGTCTGCGCCCACGGACACCCGCGCGGGCGTGTTCCGCCCGATCTTCCGGTAGTAGTCGCCGGCCGGGTTCCGTGGCGTGTAGGTGCCGTCTCGGTTGTTCACGGTCAGTGTGCAGGTGGACGGCTCAACCTGGCCGCCTTCCGCGCTGCGCCCGCGGGTGATGGTGATAGGCGCCCGGGTGTAGACGTCGCTGGTGATGTCCACCCATGCGTCATCTATCCACAGCTCCACGATCACATCTAGGGCCGCCATCAGGCGTCCCCGAGCACGAACTGGACGTCGCCGCCCCGCCCGCGGATCGCCTTGCGTAGGACCTCCACCAGTAGCCGCGCCAGGTCGTCCTGGCCGCGGAGCTCCACCACGAGCGGGCCGCCGGACCTGCTGGAAGGCGTGACGCGCTCCCCGGCCTGCAGGATGGCCAGGGACTCCTGCCCGGGCGCCCCAGGGACGACGCCCCCCGAGTGCATCCTCGGGATGCGGAAGGTCTTACCGCCGATGATCGGCACCCAGTCGGGCACAGTGAATCCCTTGCCGCCAACGGTGCTATTCCACGCCGAACGCACGGCGCCGAACGCCCGCCGCCACGCCCCGGAGATGAAATCGGCCACCCCGCGGACCACAGCCTTAACGCCGTTCACGGCCCCGTTTACGATCTTGCGGAAGGTTTCGCTTTTCTTGTACGCCACCACGAACGCCGCGCCGATGGCGAACAGTGCGGTGATGACCAACCCGAGCGGGTTGGCCCGCATGGCCAGGTTCAGGCCCCGCTGCGCGACCGTGAGGGCTCCTGTGGCGACAGCAGACGCCTTTGTGGCGACACCGTGCGCGGCGGTGGACACGGTGGCCCGTGTCGTCGCCACAGCCGACCGCAGCATGCCGGCGCCCAGGGCCTTAATCGACGGGACCACGAAGTTGTAAAGCCCGGAGCCCAGGTCCCCCAGGCCCATGCCGAGCATGAGGGCGCCGTCGAACATGTCGCCTTTCATCATCATTGACACGCCGCGGCCGGTGTCCTCGACGCCGGTGAGGGTGTCGCGGAAGCCCATGGCGCGGGTATCGGCGGTGTCTGCGGCCTCCCCAAAACCGTCCAGGCCCCCGGTGCCGTCTCGGATGTCCCGCGACGCCCGCCCGACGTCGGTGCCCATCTCCTTGGCGGATGAGCCCACCTTGTCGAACGATTTCGTTAGCTGGTCGTGGTCCCCAGCGAACGTGAGTGTTACTTCGGGTTTGCGGCTCATCGGGTCACCTCTAGTCCGGCCTGCCGTGCCGTGTCCACAAGCGCATCCTCTAGCAGGCGTGGGATGTCGTCGCGGGTGGCGTAGTAGGCCGGATACAGGTAGCGGCCTTCTTTTCTGAACGGCCGCACTTGGGCTTTGCCGCGGCCGACCTTGCCGCCGTAGTCCAGCCACCCGTAATAGGGGACCCGTTTTCCGCCGCCGGCGACACGGACCGCGGTGCGGGTGCTCTTCGCCCTGACGGACCCGCGCGCCCTTCCCGACCGGGACGCCACCCGCGGGCGGGCCACGCCGACCACGACGTCGGCCACACTGTTAAGGCCCACCCGTAGGACCTTCGGCATGTCGTCGTCGAGTCGCTTAAGGCTTTGCGAGAACTCGCGGAGGCCTTCCACGTGAATCGGGTCAGGCGTCACGGGCCGGCCTCTCCACGACGACCACAGGCGCCACGGCGGCGCCCCCGTGGCCTGTGTGTAGGTGGTCCTCGAAACGGCGCGCCAGCGCCGCTACGGCCACCTCTGTGCGGCCCACGGCGTCATACATGGACGTGCCCCCGTTGGGCGACACTTCCATTTCGACGCGCCCTAGCGGCTCGGACACCTGCTGGCGTAGCCACCTTTTGAACCACAGCAGGCCGGCGCCCAGCGCGGCCGCAATTACGGTCAGTTGTGCGGCGATGGCAACCACTTGCTGAATCTGTGTCACTGCCCGCCGCCTTCCCTCTGTAGCCGTGCCAACTCTTCCCGTTGCGCCTTCCGCGCGAAATACACGCCCCACCGCGCGTATTCGTCAGCGGCCATCTCCTCCCGCAGCCGGCCCACCGTCATCCCCAGCTTCGTGGCCAGGAACATCTCGAATTCCAGATCCGGGGTCGTCTCGAAAGGATTCGTAGATGTCCTTTTCGATCCGGCCTCCGATGCCGGACAGGCCTTCTATGCGCTTTATCAGCGGCTCCATTTCGCCGGCGGGTGACGCCTCCTGCCAGCGTCCCACGTCGGTCACGGTCAGCTTCGGGTCGACGATTCCGTGGGCCAGTAGCCGCCGCTCGAACACGGCCAGGGTCGGGTCGTCGTGTTGTGCGGCCAGGACCTCGCCGCGGGACAGGCCGCGGATGCGTAGCACGCCGAGCCCGGGTAGCTCGTACTCCTCCTCGGGAAGGCGCGCCTTAAACAGCGCCTCCCTGTCCACACCGCTCATGCGCTCTGCGCCGTCGAGTCGACGTCGCCGCTCATGGTGAGTTCGACGGACCACATGATGTAGTCCGCGACGGGGTGGCTTTGCACGTAGCTCTTCACGAGCACGTCGACCTCATCCTGCGGCAGTGATGCGCCGGTGCCCTCGGGCCGGTGGATGAGCACGACGACGGTTCCGCGTAGCGGCTGGATGACGGCCCGCGGGCCGGTGCCGGCGGTTGAGTCGTACTTTCCGGAGATGGTGACGCTGCCGGATGTGAGCCCGCCCAGGAACACGTGCCCGTCGTTGCCGTACGTGGTGACGTCGTGTTCGTCGGCCTCGAACTTGAGTTCCGAATTGTCACAGTATTGCGACAGGTCGTCCCCGTCCAGGGAAACGAAGGTGACTTTACCGTGAACCTTGCTCATGTCTTATGCTCCGTTTCCGATGATGTCCAGGTCGAACACTGCCGCGAGGTAGTCGCCGCTGCCTATGGTAACGATGTCGAATTCCGCGCGGGTGACCCGCACTGTGTCAAAGGCGGTGTATGTGCCGGCCTCCACCACTGCCTTTATTGAGCTTGCCCCGCTGCCGGCGCAGTAGGCGTCTATGAGGTTCCGTGTGGCCCGGTCGTGGACCTTCCCCACGGCCACGATCACTGGGAGGGTGATGGTGTCCGCTCCCCGGTCATAGGTGGCATCGAACAGCATCTCTTCCGGGTATGTGACGATGGCCGCGGGCGGTGTGATGTTGTCGGGCGGGTACCCGAAGCATCGGAGGCCGGTGATGGTGTCGAGTTGGGTGGTCACCTGGTCCATGACGTCGCCCAGGTCCACTTAAACCGCCGCCCACCATCGGATCAGCTTCGCTCGCGCCAGGGATAGCTCCACGTCAGGGTCCAGCTTCGCAAGTAGGCGCATCTCCGATCCCTGCTCCGGTGAGCCGGCCACCCCGTACGGCGAGAATCGGCGGGCGTGGAAACGTGACGCCTGCAGCAGTGTCGCCTGCTCCACCGCGGCGGGCACAGCGTCCCATCCCCAAACGGCGTCGATGGTGACGCCATGCGTTTCCGTCGTGGGCTTCGCTGCGCTGTCCGAGTCGACGCGTAGCCGTGTGAACGGGCGGCCCTCCTGTGCGGCATTCACGGGCTCTAGGGTGTAGACGTCTATCTCGCCGGCCTCCACTGTCACAGTGAGGCCGGTGGTGTCTTGCAGGTCGTCGAACCCGACGACCCACACCCGCTCCCGCCGATCCCAGTACGCCGTATAGGACCGCTCCTCCGCGCTGGCAACCTGCCCAAACTGTCGGTGGCAGAATCCGTCCACGGCGCGGGACGCCGTGGTGATGGCGAGCGCCAGCTCCGCGTCGTCCGCGGTGTCTGTAATCCTGAGATAGGATTTCAGTTCCGCGGCCGTCACGTAGTCCGGCGCCCACGTCATCTCAGATCACTCCCAACAGGTGCAGCAGCAGCAGCACTGCCAGCAGCACCACGAGCAGGCCTACGGCGGTCATCAGGCCTGCGGTGCGGTAGGGGCGGGCTTGACTGCCGTGCCGGCGTTGCTGGCGGCCTTGGCCCGGTCGGCCCTCTTGCGGGCAGGTGCGGTCCTGGCAAGCGCCCGAACCTTGCCCTTCTTGTAGGTGGCCAGTGCCTCCGTGTTTCCCTTGAGCAGCATGGGTCCTGTCCCTTCCTCTTACACGGTGGATGATCTTGGGTCGGGTGGTGGATGGTCTTGGATCAGGTGGTGATGTTCTCCAGGGTGGCGTACGCCGAGCGGTTCTGAATGTTGCCGTCCGCCCGCTCCCACGCCACGTACTCGACCTGCCCGTTGTTCGCCCGCGACCACGGGTTCACCACGAGAGTGAACGGCGCCACGCGGCGGATGACGTACGCCTC